GCAACTTGGACAGATCACCGCCCTTGAGGTTTTCGGTGATGGAGTTGTAAAGCGTCCAGAGTGTGCCGCCCTTGAACTCGTCATGGCGAGGGTTGCGGAACTCTTGCACGGCGGCGTAAATGTCACGAGCGGGAAACGCTTTCACATCCACAAGGTCGATGAGCAAGTCAGCGGCACGATCACGGGAAATTTCGGTTTCCTTGTAAAGCTCGATGCGCTTACCCATGTCTGCCCAATGCGAGACAACGCGAGCGACTGCATCAGAGAGAACGCGAGGCAAGTCAGCAAGGATGTTCGTGGTGTGGCGGCGAGCCAACTTGATGTCAGAAGAGAAGCAAAGATTCTCGCAAACCATCATTCGATTCCCCACGCAAATGCTTGCGGCAAAGGACTTGTCGTGTGCGTTGCGTAGACCAAGCACGATTTGGCGATCAGAACCAGTGATGTCTGCGCCCTTGAGAGCAAACCCGCCAAAGTAGCGTTGACCACCACGAGCGAGCGAATGTTCTTCCAGCGACACTTCAAGCCCTGCGCGTCCGATTGCCTCACGAGTCATTTCGACAAGCGAGAAATGCGGGATGGGTTGGAAGCGGTCGGCGGCTTCTGGAGTTTCAACGCCCATGAGTTGTTCGGCGTTCACTTTGTTTTTTGCGATGATCAGTGACATATTGTTTTTTTCTAGTTGTTGGAGTTGGATGCGCCATCAGCGGCGACAAGGACAAGGTAGCAAAACCAGCGAGTTTGTCCACACATTTTTCATTGTTTTTGTGTTTTTTATTTTTGAGCCAGGTGTGCTTTTTTGCTTGACATAGCGTAAGTCGTTGAGACTTAAAAACTTACACCCAGAAGACCCCTTCGGGGTCCGAACCATGTAAGTTTTCCAGCCATAAGTTAGGAAGGGATCGCATTTTGCAATCCCTTCCCGTTATGTCAACCCACCCTTGCGAATCTTCTGATGATGTGATCGCCACTCACTTGTGGCAGAAAGTCAATTGTCGGTGAGCCGCCGAATTTGTTTTGGTAGGCTTTAAGAAATGCCCTCAAGTCGCAGTCTTCTTCAAGGTAGTATGAATCACCTTGTTGGTAGCTGTATCGGCTCAACTTAACTCCAAGGGCTTCGACTTCTTTCTTGGGGACTTCAAGCCATCCATGTCCAGAGTCGGTGTGGAGTTTGAGGGTTAGTCTGTTTGGTGTGATTGTAGTGTTCATGCTTTTATTACTTCGTGGGAGATAGGTTGAATCATTTTGATGAGATACTCAATTACCTTTTGCGGTTGCTCATTGAAAAAAGGATGACTACCGAAACTATCACCCATGCGATATGATATGTGTCCATTATGGATAGTGAAAACAAGATGTTTCATTTTTTGTGTTTGGTTGTAAACGCTACGATGTCTTCGGCAAGATTGTTGATGAGTGATTCAACAAAGATGAAAGCGTTGCCTTCGTCCATCGGATGCAGGTTGATTTTTGTCATTGGTTCCCAGACATCAATCATTTCTTGATCTTCCCGCCTAGCTTCGTCGCTGTCTTCATCAGCCAGCAAAGCAAGAGCGAGCCTTTCAGCGTCCCAATCTTGGGGCCACTTGGAAAGGAAGTGACCAGCGGCAAGGAGATATGCATCATTGTGCATAGGGATTCGTGTGTCGAGTAGGATGTATTCGTTCATGGGGAAAGGTTAGTTGTCTTGGTTATGTTCGTCAAGAACTTTTTGCAACGCATATTCTAGTTCGTCTGCTATTTCACTATCATCGCCAGAATACTCATTTGCAAGCTCAATTGCTTGTTCGGCAATTTCTTTGAGTAATTGAATTGTGTTTAGTAGTTTCTCAATTGTGGTCATGTGTTTTGGGGTTAGTGTGTTGGGATGAATCTACGGGCGTGAATGTTAAGATTGGAACACCATTTTTTCCAGTTTTTGCCATGAAAGTCATTGCGGCCATTTTTCTTGTGTGTGCCAAAGAATTTTGTTCTTTCGGTTATGTCAAGAGCGTGTGCGAGTTCATGCAAGAAAACTTCAGAAAACAAATGGAAGTTTTGTAGGATTTGATTTGAAAGCTCAATTCTTTTTTCCTCTATGCGATAGCAACCCAATCTTCTTTTTGTGTTTGTCCAAAGGACTGGAATGTGGGTCATATTATGCTGGCGCAATGTCAAGCGGATGTATTGTTCGGCTTCTTGGTGAGTGATTTTCATGTGGGATGCGGATAAGATACTAAAAGTCAGAAAGTTGGCAAGGATTTTTTTTGATTTTTTTTAACCCTTAAGAACTTACACCAATCGGACCCCGTAGGGGTCGCGGGGCTGTAAGTTTTGCCTCGCGACTATTTTTTAGACATCAGCAGGAATTTCTTCGTCCTCGTCGTATTCGACAAAGTTAAAGTTTTCTTTTGCAAACTCCGTGACATCAGCATCATCGACTTGGTTGTCGTCAATTTGACCTTCGGAGATGATAGCAGTCCCAGCAAACCAGCACCCAGACTCAAAGTAGTCGAGCGTGAATTGATCATTTGGAAACATTTCAGACAAAGCGGCAATGGCTTGAAGTGGTGGACTCCAAGCAGTCATGAATGGAGCTTGGAAGTCGCAATCTTCAGAGATGAGTTGATCAGCAACTTCGCGTTGCTCTTGTTCGGTTAAATCCCATTTTGTCCCCCAATTACTCACGCGCCATCCATACCACGAATTATTTTCGTCATTGAGCATTTCGGGCGGGGTTGGTTTGATCTTCTCAAAAGAAAGACCATTTTCTTTTAGATAGCTTTCCAATTCTGGAGAGCAATCCATGATTGACAATTTGTTTTCGTTCCAGTTAGGCATGGCGGTAGTGTAGGTTAGGAGTTGGGGTTAGTCAATAGGTTTTTGAAAGCAAAACAAGAGGTTTCAATGTGATAGGTCTTGTATTAACATAAAAGAAAAAACCATATTCCAAAACCTCAATGTCGCCATCGACTTGGGCAAGTGAAACATAGTCTTCGCCATAATTGTCAGCAACGAATGGGCCTACATCATCATGCCCGATAAAGTAAAGTGTATCGTTTAGATCGACGGCATAAGCGTCACTGAGTGCTTCGTGGAGTTGTTCAAGTGTGGTTGTTTGCATGGCAGTAGTGTGTATTATTTTTGGGCTTAGTCAACAAAGAAATTAAAGAACTTCCATCCCCGCTTTCTTAAAAGATAATCAAATGGATTTTCAATTACATCGGGGATTTGAGTATCAATCTCAACTTGTTCTTCCGTTGGGTTTATCACAATGCCCCGTGTTCCATCAACAATGAAAACAATTGGTTCGTCTTCAATGACAAATGTTTTTATTTTCATGGGGATAGTTTGATTTATTTTCGGGGTTAGTCAAGATTATTCTTATTCATTTTTTCCATTGTGGAAAAGAACCTCTCCGCAATGATGATCCAAGATTTCAATCGTTGAACAACCATTGTTTTCTTCGGGAGTCATTTCTTCATCGCTTCCCTCTATTTTTTCGACATAAGGATCAGCACCAATTTCATGCGCCCAATCATAAATTTCCATAGCAGATGCTTTTGGATTTTCTTTTAAGAACGCGAGCAAAGCATCTTTGTGTTCATCGTCAATGCCAAAGCGTTCCCAAGTGGTGATTTTGTAGTCAACTATCATGATGCTATTTTAATTCTTTTTTAATGGTTAGTCAACAAGAAATCTGCGCTTCCATTGTGATTCTTGCACTTGCTTATCAAGCCAAGATTGTTGTTCAAAGATACGCGATCCGTAAATTGATTTGCGGTCGCGTGTGAATAGTGACAGGATGTGGTTAATGATTTGCATGGGGGAAACTTAACACAAAGACGCGAGGTGTCAAATTTTATTTTCAGAATAAACTGCAATTTTCTTCTTGACAAATCAACACTAGCAAATAGCAAAATAGTAAATAGCAAATCAGTTAATAGTTAATAGACTACAGGCGCGGCTGTAAGTCATTGAGGATTAAAAACTTACACCTATCGGACCCCTTCGGGGTCGCCGCCATGTAAGTTTTCGGGGCGAGTCAAGCTTTTTCTTCTGACAATTTCTCCCAGCAGTATTCAGCCACGCCAGCATCGTATCCTAAACGATACAAGTGGCGATCCATGTCGTCATCAAAAATATTGTCTTCGACTCCAACAGTAAAGCCATCATAGAATCCTAGTTGGTAGGCTTTTTGCAGTTCCAGTTCTTCTTTCATTTTTTAGTGTGTAGTTGAAAAGGTGTCCCCCGCTAGGAGTCGAACCTAGTCTCTCAGTCTATCTGCCAAACTATTCGCGCTTCGTTCGGCACTAGTGTCTGACGGGCCAATACTTCGGGGGCTAAAGTAGTGAGTAGTTTTTAGAGATACTCAGCTCTCTAGAGCAGTTTAACGAGCGCCCGAAACTCAAAGCATCTGTATTTGTTTTTTGGAAAGTTGTGCGCGTTGAGCGTGTCTGTCAAAAAGAGTTTTGAATTTTCTTTGCAGGACATCTGCCGCTTCACTTCTATCGATGAACATGGCAACAGCCATTTCGTGATTCGTGAAACAGATCATAGGTCTTTTTCTTTTTCTCTTTGGGATGCTCAAGTCAAAGAGTGAGGTTTTGTAGGTGTTGCTGTGTGATGTTCTTTGGATGGTGGTCATGGCGGGGAAAGAGTAAGATTTTTTTATGCTTCTGTCAAATTCTTTTCTTCAAGTATTGCTTCAAGAGAAGAAATTTCTTCTTCGATTCTTTCGCAACCTTCCCAGTCAGCAAAGTCTTCACAAACTTGCATTTGGCAACGGAGGCGATTAAGACGGATGATAAGTGCTTCGGTGGACATGAGAGAAAGATAATTGATTGGATGATTTAAACAAGAAAATTTTTAATTATTTTTTTCCTAGCTGCAATTTTTCTATTGACAAATAGCAAATAGCAAAACCTTTAATAGTAAATAGATTCGTGGGCTCGCAACCCATTAGGGTTCAAAAACTTACAGCTATCGGACCCCGTAGGGGTCGCGGCGGTGTAAGTTATTCATTTTCAAGCGGTTATGATCGCGCCCCCACCACAGAGGCGCGATCTTTTATCCACCCACAAAATTATTCTTGCAATGCGTTTTTGAAGCACCCTGCCCAAGTCAACGCGAGGCAAAGCCAAAAAACAATAAAGTTTAGATCGTGTGGCACAATGTCATACACTCTCACAATCGAAAAAATTGCAATGTGTAAAGAAGAAAAGAAAAGACAAAGAGCGGCGGATTTCATTTTTTTTATTTTTTAAGGTTGAAGAGTTGGGTCTTTTAGTGTGATACCCAGCACCGATTTTTTATTGAGCGGCAAAGGTCTTTTCGACTTTCCCGCATTTGAAATGGCGGACAGCTTCTGGCTTAAAGCTAAACCAGCCTTGATTGTTCCGATTGATTGCAGAAAAGTATCCTGCGGCTTTCAATCCATCAGTTCCAGCGGAACCAGTTCCTTTTATCAAGCCAATGTATTTGTCCTTGGCATTGATTTGGCGAATCGTGCCATCTTTCTTTTGAAAGGTGATCGAAAAGAATTTTCCTTTCGTGGCGGCGATCAGTTGTGCGATTTCGTTTTCTGTGGTCATGTTTTTGGGTTGGTTATTGTTGTGAGATCGTTTCCCGTTCCATCTCGTCGATTTCTTCGGGTGTCATGGTATCCTCGATTTCATGCGCGGCATGGAACATGGCGAGCAATTCAAGGGAGTCGGCGTGGGCGAGTTGGTCAATGGACATATGAGGAAGTTATTTGATTTTGAAAGAATGGCAAGAAAAACTTTTCATTTTCCGTGGAAAATTTTCAAGTTTTCGACTTTGTTGGATGCAACGGTATCGACATCGCCGCAGTATGGGTCGCGGTAAATGATGACGAACGCGCCGTCGAGAGTGTCGCGGTCGGTGACGCTTCCCGTCAAATCCATTCCGCAGTAGGTGAATTCGACAAGGGTGTTCAAGCGGGGGCGGGTGGTGGTGGTCGTGTTGGACATGTAAGAAAGTTATCACAACTAACTCGAAACGCAACAAAAAAAACAAAAATCTTTTTCGCCCAGTTGCAATTTTTTTCTTGACAAATAGAATGGGGGGGCTATTGGGGGGGCTGAAGGGAAGATTCATAACTCATTGAAAATCAAAAACTTACACCTATCGGACCCCTTCGGGGTCGCCGCGATGTAAGTTTCACGACGACCCCTCCACCACTACATTTGCGCCGATATTATGGCAACCACAAGCCAAATCGCGGCATTTATTCCAATCAAAATTCCAAGTATTTCTTTCATGTTTTTATCCTTCCTTTTCGATGTGTTCAAGATACTCCGCGAACGCGAGTTCGGCGGCTTCCGCGAGGGTCGCGGCATATTCTTCGGGGCTGACTTCGGTGGCATAGTAGGTGTCGGACATGAGAGAAAGATAGCAGAGGGTTCAGATAACGCAACAAAAAATGTGTTTTTTATTTATTTTTTTTTGTGTTTTTTTCTTTACTTTTCGCAACTCGTTGAGCGTAAGAAACTTACAGCTATCGGACCCCGTAGGGGTCGCGGCGGTGTAAGTTATTCATTTCCAACGACTTACAGAGGTAGTAGCTTCATGAGGGCGGCGGTGTTCACTACTACTACAAGCGTAGTAGTAAAGCACACGCCGCACAAGATTGCATCTTTGATCTCTTCACTCATACAGACAAGTCGCAGTCTTCTTCTAGAAATTCCATTGCGGCTTCTTGTGCGTAGTCGAGTAGCTCACTCATGGGTGTCATGCTATCTGCTTCCTCGATCATCTCTTCCAATGTATCCATGTGGTCACATAGAAGAGCGGTGTCGGGTAGATCATCGAGTGACAAGCCTGTGATTGCATAGACTTGTGCGTTGATCATCTTTCGTGCTTTGTTTCGTGCGTTCATGGTGTGTGTGTTAGTTATGCTTCACATAGGATTGCAGATGCGCGAGGCAGTAGCAAGTCAAACCAAAGGTGACAAAGCAAATTGCGTCAATGGTAGGGCTTTCGCCTCCGTAGAGCATATAAGCAATGAGGCTGAACAAGGGCGACATGGTGATGATGCCAGAGCCAAGGATGATGATGATGTGTTTCATGGTGTGTGTGTGTGTGTGTGTGTGTGTGTGTGTGTGTGTGTTATTGGAGAGTGACTTGTATTTGATTGGTATTTGCCCAGCAGTTATCACCGCAGATGTCTTTGTAGAAGACTTGCCATCCTCCATCTACATACTGGCGACCAGTGAATGATCCGCAATACTTTTCGAATCCATCGAAAACGATTGCGAGTTGATTCGTGCGAGGCACAAAGTTATCAGGTAGTTTGCTCATGGTGGTGGTGGTGTTGGACATGGGAGAAAGTTAGCAGATGATGCGGAGAGTGCAACAAAAAATCATTTATTTTTTTTACGAAACCGCAATTTTTTTCTTGACAAATAGATATGCGGGGGGGTTGGGGGGGATGCAAATAGCAAACTGCAAATTACGAAATAGCAAATAGCAAATTATCAAATAGCAAATAGGTGGGGCGCAGGTCGAGGGCGCAGGGCGCAGGTCGAGGGCGCAGGGCGCAGGTCGAGGGCGCAGGGCGCAGGTCGAGGGCGCAGGTCGAGGGCGCAGGGCGAGGGCGCAGGGCGCAGGTCGAGGGCGCAGGGCGCAGGTCGAGGGCGCAGGTCGAGGGCGCAGGGCGCAGGTCGAGGGCGCAGGTCAATAGTGTTCGCTTGAACATTGCAGGGGTGGCCTTGGCGTAAGTTTTCGGGGTGGCGTTGGTGTAAGTTGGGGCGGGGGAGTCGCCTCCCCCGCTTGTGCATTGCCTCACGCTTTCCGCCATGATCGCAGGACTTGTGCGACATAGTCTCGCGGAACTTCAACTCCCCCACATTTTTCAGGTAGGAAAAGCCGCGCTCCTTTGGTCAATTTTTCTCCAAAGTTGAAAGCGTAGGTGTAGGTGTGAAAGTGGAACCCGTCATGGAAATGCGATGAAGTAAAAAATGGGCGTAATTCACATTGTTTGCCTTTTAGAGTTTTGATTTTTTGCATAGGTGTATTTTTTTAAGGTTGGGCGGGGGAGTCGCCTCCCCCGCTTGTCGTGGTTTAGCCTTTGACGATTCCCGCCCATGTCGTGCGGGTGCTTGTTTGTCCGTCCACACGAGCGGCGGCGGCGGCCTTGGCAAGCGTGTTGAATTTTTCAACCGCTTTGCGTTCTGCTGGTGTGAGACTGGCAAGGGCAGACTCCTTGTCGGCATTGGAGACGCTCGCCGACGATTTCGTTTGGATTTCTTCGCCGACGATTTCAACCGATAGGTTGAATGAGTAAGCGTGTCCGTCTGGAGTTGCGCCCATAGCAAGAGCGATTTCGCCAATGGTGGATGTCCCCTTGATGGGGAGCGCGATCTTGCTCGCGCTAGGCTTCGTGGTGGTGGTGGTGGTGGTGGTGTTGGCCATGCAAAGAACATGAGGCATGGAAGAGAAAATGGAAAGATTTTTCTTCGATTTTCTGAAAAATTATTTTTTAACGATTCGCGGATTTTTATTGACAAGGTGCGACCCTCCCCCATTTCTCGAAAAATGTAGACGAAAAAAAATCTTGACATGGGGGGGGGACCATTTTTTCAATCTATCCTCAAAATTACAATATTAGTATTTTCGCTGGCATCCAAAAAAATCCGCAGCATAATTCAAATAAACCTAATAAAATATTTAGTGTAAACTTAAGTATGATATATAGAGATTTACCTGTTTTTATTGGTTCAGCCAACCAAGACCCAAGTAATATAAATAACAATTACTACTTAATGGCATCGCAGGTATCTGTTGCTGTATCTGCTGGCGCAGTTCCAAAAAGAAAAATAAATCAATCAATAAATCAATACGATCAATTCACACATAATGATCCTTTGTCTTCTAGGATATCTTTTCAGTCTTATATCCCAGGAAGCACAAATGAAGGTTTTGCGGTTTCAGATTTATCATGGGCCACAAAAATAATATTATCTCAATCTACTGGCAACAATTATCATCCAATAAAAATTGGAGACAATGTATTTAATAAGTGTTATTTAGATAATTATGTTGTAGAAATTCAACCTTTTGCACCAGTAAAACTTTCAGCTGAATTTGTATGTAATGATGTCCCTACTGGAGATTCTATTACGGGAAAAATCAATGGTGTGGATTCTTTTATTGGTTCAGCAAGTTTTGCGGATGAAATAATTCATGGACATACATGTACTGTTTCTGGGGCTAATAGAGTAGTTAGTAATATTCAATCATCAATTAAATACCAAGTAAGTTGCCAAAGAACCCCAGTTTATACTATTGGTTCAATAATGCCATCATCCATGATACTAGATTATGTAGAAAAACAGATGGATATTACTTCAACTGATATAAATTCAATCATAGATCAAAAAGGCTCCCAATTAATATACCCAATTTCAGTAGGATTAAGACACCAGAGCAATTCAATAACTGCTTATTTAAATATGAACCCAGGGGCAAAACTATTATCCCAAACAATAAGTATGCAAGAGGGAGATTCTTTGGAGACACAAGTATCAATTAAGGAGATTTTAGTGTAAATAATTAAACATGGCTCGTAAAAAAAATGAGAAGGAGACGGGATTATTGGAAATTCAACCAACGTTTGTAAGAACAATAAAATTCAAATCAAGAAAATTCAAATTTACACCAAAGCAAAAAATATTTTTAGATATTCTACTTGATGAAGAAACGAAAATAATATTTTGTTCAGGACCAGCTGGTTCTAGTAAAACTTATATGTCACTTTATGGGTGTCTGCAATTAATGCAAGCAGACCCCGAAAAAGATTTACTATACATAAGAAGCATTGCTGAAAGCGCTGATAAAGGATTGGGTGCATTACCTGGAGATATTGCAGAAAAATTTGACCCATTCTTAATGCCTTTGTATGATAAACTAGAAGAAATCATTCACGAAGGTGATGCAGCATTCTTAAAGGCTAATGGAAGAATCGGCGCAGCGCCAATTAACTTCTTGCGTGGAGCAAGTTGGCAAAATAAATTGATTGTGGCTGATGAAGCTCAGAACTTTACATTAAAAGAGCTTACAACATTGATTACCCGTATAGGAGAAAATACAAAAATCATTATTTGCGGCGATTTTATGCAGAGCGATATTCCAAAAACTGGTTTCCGTCAAATGTTTGATATGTTTGATGATGATGAAGCAAAACAAAATGGTATCAGTTCATTCAAATTTAATGAATCAGACATCGTAAGAAGTGAGATTTTAAAATTCATTATTCGCCGCTTAGACAACAAATAAAAGTGTAATTATATAAAACAAGACATCTTACGCCCAACTGCGAAAAGCTAATAAAATATATATAAGATATCTTGTTTTTACTTTTAGATTAGAAAAAAAATAAAAAATACTTATAAATAATAAGTATGAATCATATATTTTGCTCTAATTGCGGAAATAAAATACAATATAATTTGGCAAAACCTAATTTTTGCACAAAATGCGGATCTTCGCTGTCTTCAATACACGCTTCAGAGGCGGTAATCAGCGAGACAAAGACGTTAAAAGTATCAAAGGTCGATGTTGACCTTGAAGAAGACGAAACAGATGTCGATGGTTTACCAAATTTGAAAAAAATTGCAGTTGATATCGAAAATTTTTCTGAAAATTCTTCATTTACATTAGGAAATCTATTTGGAACTCCAACACAAGCATTCAAAGGACGTAAAAGCCGTTCTGTAGATGAATTCATTGATGAAAAAAAAGCCTAAACAAAAATTTGAAGAATGTGCTGATATAATTGATGACGCAATCAGAAGACAAAGATCAAAATGGCAATTAGATGCTATAAATTGGTTCGACTTTGACGATGTGACACAGATTATAAAAATACATATACATAAAAAATGGCATATGTGGGATCAAGAACGCCCATTAGAGCCGTGGATAGGTAGAATCATCTCAAATCAGATCAGAAATTTAGTTAGAAATCATTATGGCAACTACACAAAGCCCTGCAATGGCTGTCAATTCAGTGTGGGCGATAGACAATGTGCTATAACTGCAAGTAATTTGCAAGATTCGCAATGTAAATTGTATGAAAAATGGGAAAATCAGAAAAAAGTTGGTTTAGAATTAAAAACAACGCTTTCTATAGAAAATCACATGAGCGAAATCTCTTCAAGAGTATCTGAAGATTTTTGTTATGATTCTTCTGTTGAGAGATTGAATCAATACATGGAAAAAGAACTTAACCCAAATCATTATCGGGCTTATAAAATGTTATTTTTTGAAAATTGTGACGAAGAAGAGGTTGCAAAATTCATGGGATACAAAACCAATGAAAAAAAACGAAAAGCTGGATATAGGCAAGTAAAAAATCTTAAAAAAATATTTCAGGCGAAAGCTGAAGAAATAATGAAAAAATTTGATATTATAATTCATGAATCTGACTAAAGAACAAGAAGAGTTCATCTTAAAAGAAGCAAAAAATAATACGAATCTTAACGAATTAACTCAAAAATGCTTCAATGATGAAAGTTTAGACGGTCGCTCTAAAGAAGGGCGGCTCGTTCGTCAATTTTTGATTGAAAATGAGATAAAATTTGCGACAAGCCGAAAACCAAAGAAAGATGAGATTGAATTTTCTCAACAACAGAAAGATTTTATTATCCAACAAGCCGAAGCGGGGCTGTCTTCTTTAAAAATAGCTGAAATAATTTTTCCAGATAGAGAAGTTAAGCCTTTAAGTATAGAACAGAGAACTGTTTTAGAAACAATTAAAGAAATAAATCCAGATTTCTTACCGTCTCAAGATTCTGGGGCTTTGAATGATTATATAGCTCCAAAATCAGCACCAAGGATAGTTAAAAAAATCAACGATGCTACAGGAATGAGTTTAGATGAAGCAAAATTAAATAGACCAATGAAAATTTGTGTCGAAAGATTAGGGATAAACCTAAATAACTCAAGATTTATTAAAATTGTTAATAATTATTTATCAAAAGGTGATAGAGAACTGTTTGAACAAGAATTTATTCGTTTGACATGGGACAAACCAGACCTAACTGCCGACGAAATTAATTTATATTTAAATGTATGCAAGGAAATTATTAATTTAGAGGTTATCAGCTGCCATTTGAACAAATTGAATGAAATGTTCGACATTGCTGACGACCAAAATGAAATGAGCGTCCGTCTGTCAGAAATTATCAAAGCAAAAAGCAGCGAATATCATCAATGCGAAAATCGTATAGAGAATCTTACTAAAAAGCTTCAAGGAGACAGAGCCGAAAGAATGAAAAGTAAGCATAAAGAAAATGCTTCGATTTTATCAATAGTTCAATTATTCCAAGAACAAGATGAAAGACAAAACATGGTTCGTATAGCGGAAATGCAAAAAGAATTAGTCAAAGACGAAGCTAATCGCTTAGAAGGTATGTCAGAATGGAAGGCAAGAGTATTAGGAATATATCAAGATGATGTCATTTAACTGTAAAGAATGTAATCAGGAATTTCCTGCTTTAAAAAATCTTCATACGCATATCAAAAAACATGATATGCTACTTGGAGATTATTATGTAAAACACTTTCAAAGAAAAAACAAATTAACAGGAGAACTCTTACCATTTAAGAACTTTGATGATTATTTTGAAAGGGATTTTTCTCAGCCCCACCAGTTCGAAGAGTGGTGTGAGAAAGCGTCTTTCATGGAAGTCAAAGATTATATCATCGAGTTAATGCAAAGAAGAATAAAAGCAAAGAATCTTAATTCTGGTTTAAGTTCTCTTGAGCTTTATACTAGCAACTTGCCAAGTATTGACATGTATAAAAAATACTTTGGGAGTTATACGGACGCATGTAAAAAATGTTTAATCGAACCAATGTTTAATGGTAAATTACCCAAAGAATTTTGGAATGATTATTCAGAAACAAAAATCCTAATTGATACAAGAGAACAAAAACCATTATGGTTTAAAAAATCAGAGATTTTAAAATTAGACATTGGCGACTATGCTGTTTCTGGGGAAAAATATAATTATACCCATGTTGACCGCAAATCTTTTAATGATTTTTGTGGAACTGTGACATCGTGGTATAATAGATTTTTAAAAGAATTAGATAGATGCAGGAGTTTGGGATGTTATTTGTTTATTGTTATAGAAGCCCCGCTTTATAGGATTGAGGAATACAATAAGCATAGTTATAAAAAATTTAACCTTAACTATGTTTTTCATAACATGAGGCAAATACAAAGAGACTATAGCGATTGCTGTCAATTTATATTTAGTGGATCAAGGGGCTTAAGTGCTGAATTAATTCCAAAACTATTAGTATTAGGTAGGTCTTTATGGAAAACCGATATACAATATTTTTGGTCAAAAAGAATAGAAAAATATGGCTTGGACAACAGGAG